TTTTTCATTGTTGACCCAGTAACATCAGAGCCATTGACCCGTGGCCAGAACCAGAAGTTTACAGTTGAGCTTGATGTCGATGCAATCTGCGCAGAAAAGCTAATCATATACTGACCAGCCTCATCAAACACAATGCGAGAGGCTGGAGTGCCGTTAGCAATACCATCAGCGATGCTGGAAGTGTAAGTCAATGCGTAAGCTGTGTTTATAGCTACAGCAGTTTGGTCAGTTGTCACTGCCCCAGAGTATTTGCCGTCCTCCAAAACAACTTGCACCCACTCACCGTTCTTTGAGACCACTGGGTAGCCGTTAATCCGATCCCACAGCAAAACGCCATCCTCTGCCGCCGATGCGGTTGCATCTTTGGCGTCAAGCTGGTTCAGAGCCTTGCCAAGGTAGCGGCGCAGATTTTCTGCCCACGCCGACAAGTCAAAAGTGATTGGCGGGACAACTCTCATCGACGCCCGCCCTGTCGCGCATCAAGCCGCATGATGCCAACACGCCAGTCAGTGGCGACACTGCCCTCAACTCGCATACGCACCTGACGACCCTGGAAGCGAACCGAGGTCGGGTTGCTCATGTTGAAAGGCCCGTATTGGCTTTCAGCGCCATTGGGGTAGAAACGCGCTTTAAACGTGGCGGTCACATCGCCCTGCGTTTTCTCGTCAGGAATAAGCTCAACCACATTCATAAGGTTGTCGCCAGCGCCAATGGAGATCGGCCCGGTTTCAGCGTAAGGAGTGCTTGAGCCGTAACTGTAGCCGATTTCATGCTCGTATAGCTCGCCATCGCTTGCAATGAACATTGGGTAACGGAACACTCCGCGATCAACGCCAGCGGTGCGATCCATTTCGCCTGTAATCCAGATGTTTTCGACAAAGTCATAGGCAACGTAGCGGTTGCACTCAAGGCTGTCTGCGCTGGGGTAAAACCACCAGATTTCGTTCCATGCGCTGTTGACCACGCAAGACACTTTTGAACGCTGATCCTTGTTGATGTCGCTGAATACATAGTCAGCCACATCGCACGGGACGCTCTGAACCCTGCCGCCAGAGTAAACAAAGAAGCCACGCAAACCCATCCAGATCACGCCGTTGTCAACAGAAGCCGCCGCACGGGCCGCTATAAGCCCGCAGGAGGTGCCAACGCGCTCCACACCATACACAAATGGCGGGCCATTATATGTCAATGTGTGTGCGTCTTCTGTGGTCAGGATCAGCGACTGGCCGCGTGTGCGCAGCCCAGCCAAAATAACGCCGTTGGTTTGCAGGTTTATGTCACCAGCTTCGTTTGTAGCCGCTGGCGTCCAAGTTGTGTTATCTTCACGATCTGACCACTGAACCCTGCGAGGATCGCCGCCAGCGCCGAAGCACACAACAAAGCGCTCCTCTGTCACCATCATGCCCGTGCAGTCTGTGGGAGCGTTTGCGATCAGCGCGGCGTCAGTCAGAACGTCACCCTGCCACTCGTACAGCTTGCCATCGTCTCGCGACATGGCCAGTAGGTATTCGCCCCAATTTTCAAGAGACCACGTTGTAGCAGGAAGGATGGTTTCAGTGTCAGCGCGAGGCAAGCCGTATTCTTCGTTGCCGTAATAACCGCCGCCGTATGCCGTGTTTATACTTGCGTCTATCCGGCCAGAGGTGAGGCCAGCTGGCGTTATTTCGGTCGTTGTGCCAATTGCGTTGATAACATACAAATTGTTGTACGTTCCGGCGGCAATCTGGCGTGTGCCATCGTTCTCCTCCCAAGCCACCATAGACCTAACAACGCCGTTTAGGTCAACAGATGTGCGTTGACGCCAGCCGCCAATAGGACGCAGCGCATCCTCGTGCCAACGGACTAAGTTGATGTCGCGCCAGCGGCCCTGCGACATGAGATCAGTGCCGTTGCGATATTGTCCCGCCGGAATTTTTAGTGGGATTAACGGCATGTGCCTTCTCCCCCTTTAAGGCTTTGTGGGCCAGTCAGCGTCGTCCAGATTAGGAAAGTTTGCATGATCTGTGATGTCACGCAAAGCCTGACGATAACTTGTCATAGCCGCATCCATCGTTACATCAGTCAAGGCAAAGTAATCTGTTTCAGCAAGCAAGCCATCACGCTTTGTGCGGTTTCTCTCAGCTACACTAGCATCTAGCGTTGCTTGATATGCAGCCTCATGCTCCGCTTTAGTGGTTGTTACGCCATCCTCAGTCGTGTCAGCGAACATATCTTGAGCAACATATTTCTCCACCCAATTGCCGTTTGCGTCTTGCTCAACGCCATCACGCACAGACGTTTGATACGCTGTTGTTGTAGCCGCTGGTGAAGCTAGGACAGCCTCTAAGTTAAGGCCAGCAAGTGTTGCAGCCTTCCAGACACGGGGAAGAGAGACGTTGCTGTAGTGGCTGCGCCACTGCCCCTGCGTTTTAACTTCGCCTGTTGTAGTGTGTCGATATTCAGCCATCAGAGTGATCCTTTCGTGACGCTGTTGATTTATGCGATTGCGTAGAAGATGTATTCACCACTTGAGACGTTGATGTTAGTTGCTGATACCTGATTAACAATGAAGCCACTGTTTTCAGGGTCTATACTGTCGTCAGAAGTTACCTCAGCAGCCGAAGTGTTTAGGCTCAAGTGTGGGTCATTACCTGCAACAATACCACGTTCAGTGTCCCAGATGTACCAATCAAATGGTTGAGTCCCTGCGCTGTCTATACGCTTGATGAGGATGAACCTAGCACCACTGCTAAACCCGCAGTTAATTGTCTGGCTGGAGCCATTACCCGTGTAGCTACCCACTTTGCTGATGCCAGCAAGGCTTGCGAAGAGGTAGGCTATGTAGTTGTAAGAACCACTGTTAACAGAATTACCAGTACCAAGAGTAAATACTGAAGATGTAGGGGCCGTATCATTCCATGCCTGTGTTGTACCGTCAAAAAAACCGCTACTGTCATTTAAAAGGGCATAGTATTGTTCTGGATTAGTCCCACCATTTGCGCCTTTATGATACACCAGCCAATGACCAGCGCTAAAGTTTCTTGCCTTCACCCACATCATCTCAGGTGCAACACCAAGGTTATGGCTTACAGTACGTCCTGCAACTCCGTTCCCCGTGTAAGGAACGACATCGAAATAGCCCGGCGCTCTTTTCCACATCCAAGAAATAGAGTTTGTGTCATTGGCTGCATTTGAGTTCCAGCCATTCATGTAATCCCATTGGACTTCGCCACCATCTTGGAATTGGTACGTGCTGTCCGTATTGGCATAATATATTCCTGTTAGCCTCGTGCCTATATTAGTGCTGTGACTATTTTGCTTTGCATTTACACGAAGCGCCATATCAACAGGAAATCCAGAAACATATGCTGGTTCGACGGCTGTTCTTGTTTCAACATCAAACACCTCAGTCCCACTCTCAGGTGGAGCAAGCGGGCCACGGCGTATTGCCATGTAGACGTAGGTTTTACCTGATCCGTTTGCAGCACTGCTAGAACCATTTGCATTAAAACCAGTTGGTAAAGTCTCAAGAAGGTTATCTCCTACGGAACCTCCAGAAAGTTCTGCGCTGTTTAAATTTGCAAAGAGTACTGTAGACATCACGGGTTGCGCAGCTATTCCCCGCATACTGTCAAACATCCACCATTGATCACTAGAACCAGCGGTTGTGTTTTTTACAATTACCCATTGTGGCTCAAAGCCTAAGTTTACAAAATTACCATCAGAGCCAGTACCAGTGTAACTCCCACACTTGATAATATCCTGATCGCTGTCAGGCCCGAACTCACCGTCACCATCGTTGTGGGCGAAGAGGTAGGCTACATATTCTTTGTTGCTAGCGTTTACATTCCCAGCGTCCCCTATGGTAAACTCTGTAGAAGTGGGGGCAGTGCCAGCCCACCGTGTTGCACCACTTTCCCTTGGAAAACTAGCGTTAAGGGTAATTATATAATCCTCTGGGCTGGTGCTGTCTAATCCTCTATGATAAACCACCCAATCGTCTGTTGTTTCGGTGCATTTAATAATAATCATGCCCGGAACGCTGCCCAAATTATGGGAAATATTACGGGGAGTTGTATTGTCCCCAGTATATGTCAGCACATCGAAAAACTTAGGGGCCTTCCGCCATGTCCAAGACGCATAACTTACACCACTTGTGTTTGATCGGCTACTGCCGTTAACATCAAAGCCATCAGAGTTAAACGCAACAACACCTTCGCCAGATGCAGTTGATTGTGCATTTGTAAGGTTTGTAAATAGTGCTGCGCTAGCGCCACGTTCAGTGTCAAAAACGTAATGGCTGTCACCTGATGTTGCTGTCCTACTTTTCGTCCAAACGAAACCACCGTTGCTACTAAGGTCTACTCCATTAGTAATAGTTTGTAGGGAACTTGTACCCGTGTACAAATAAGTGCTGAACACATCTGGAATATCAAGACCGCCAGCACCGCCAGCAGCATTGCCAGCAGCCGCTTGAAGTAACTTCTTTTTAGTAGCCATTGTATAAGCTCCTTATGCTAGAGCCTGACCAGCCGTGAACCCATACCAGTTAGTCCCACCATCTCTGGTGGTGAACACGAAGATGTCCTTGGCTGACGCTGTAGCTGTCAGCGTAGGAGCAGTAGCCGCTGGCCAATCGACACTTGAGGGCCAAGTTACTGCGAAGCCACTAGCTGAGGCATCTTGGATGATCTCAATGCTAAACGTGTAAGCCGTGCCGCTTGCAGGCGGGTTGCTGAACGTGAACGTGGTGTTCTCTGTCAGCGTGTGGCTGAATGCGTTTGCGTTTTCACAGTTGACCGTGGTGGCGTTGCTGGATGATGTAACCGCTGCGTAGGTTTCGTTGTAGCTGTCAACAGTCAGCTCGCCAGTAATATTAACGTCACCAGTGTAGGCCGAAAGATCAACACTTGATAGTTTGGCATCAAGCTGCGTTTGAATTGCTGAAGTTACGCCATCAACGTAATTCAGCTCAGCAGTTGTCGCTGTAACACCGTCAAGCAAATTAAGCTCAGCAGTTGTTACTGTTGCACCGTCAAGAATACTTAACTCGGCATTCGTAACGCCGCCAAGCAGCGTGTCTAAGCTGTCCCAGTTGCCGTTAAGATAACCGCCCCAAGCGTCTTCGTCGCCACCGACTGACGGTTTATTCCAAGAGTAATTTGTCGTTGTCGTAGGCATTACGCGGCCCTCTCTAAGTAATCTGCCTCAGTCCAAGTATTACTCGGGTTTGAAGCTGCTGTCCATGTAGTCGTTGGTTCGTCCGCATCAAGCCACTTATAGCGAGACAGAACATTCACCGCCGAGCTTAAAGTATCTGTCGCAGACATTAATCTAACGCGATTATAGCTTATATTTACGCTAGATGATAGTGCCACGTCCGCGCGGCCCACAACGTCAATAACTCCATTGCCTGCAACCGTAGCCGCAAGGCTTATATTTGACGCGGCGTTTACAACCCTTACGGCGCTACTTGATACACTGCACGCCAAGCTAACTGAGGCTGCCCCATCCTCAACGCTGTGGTTGACGCCATAAATATATGTGCCGTAAGTATTTAATCCGTAACCCGGCCTAAAGCCCTCGACCTCTGGATACTCTACCGCGACCACTACCACCACACCCTGACAAACAACGTCAGCCGCAGCGGTTACAATCTTAATTGCATTGGAGGACGTGGATGACGTGCAGGTTAGCGCCGCAGCGGCGTCAGTAATAACATTAGAGCCAGCGCTGGCGCTTGCCGCGCAACTTACGTTAGCCGCGCCCAGCTTTACCTGCTGCAATGTAGCGACCACCGAGCAAGACGATGTATCAGATGAAGCCGCCTCGCGAACCTTAACAGATGAAGAGCTTGCCGAACAAATCGGAGCGATGCTTGCCGCAGCGTCAACTATAGAGCCAGAAAGCCCATAGATGTTCTGACCATATAAAGCATCGCCGTAATTTGCGCGATAAACTGTCATTAGGCTAGCGTAATATCCAAATCACCAGTTGGGATGCGGAAAACGTCACCATCATTGATTGCCTTGGCTACGGTCAACGCGCTGTGGACAATCATGTCGCCGCCACTTGACGCGGTCATAACTGCCATGTGCGATATTGTACCCCAGTTGCCGCCAGATGCAGCGGGAAATTCAACAGCCGCCGAGTTGGTTGCCAAGTCGTTGGTGACAGTAAAGCTGACCGATGTTCGAGCGTAGCCATTGCCTGACACTTCACTAGCAGTTGAGCCAGTGTCGGTAGGGTCAGCAGTGAACAGGCCAACATACCATGCAGTCGGCCTTGTCACGCTCGCGGCGCTAAACACATAGTTCAAAACGTGTGTTTCATAAGTATTAGTGAAGGACATGGATTTCTCCGTTAGATATATCTGGCGCGATCATACACCAATATTGATTTAATAGCCAGACGTCCGCATTCGGAGGCCAGAGCCGGCGGATCTTGTTTCGTCGGACGACTTTTGCAGCGACTGTATCGCGTTTGAGTAGAGCGACGCCCAAACCTGCGTCCGAGCGTCATCGTTTAGGTATGGGGCCGACTGCACCAGGGCGCCGTATAGGTAGGCGTCTGGGGCGTCCTGCAAAAGCCAGTTGTATGGGTTGGAGGCGCTCAGCGCTGGGGTTTTGCCAAAATACATTAACTGCATATCGTATT